TGGGAATCACCGTATTTCTCTTCGGAGGAAATGAAATGCTCACATACTGGATTGGAAGAGATGGACGCAGAGTTTATGTCCCAGCTAACGGAACTTCGTGCGGCCTATGCGAAACCTATGCGCGTGACATCGGCATATCGCCACACGACGCACCCAATCGAGGCAAAAAAACGAAGCGGTGGCGGAGCGCACACCACTGGACGCGCTGTGGATATTGCGGTGGATCGCGGTGAGGCGTGGGAGCTTTTGCATCTTGCAATGGCGATGGGTTTTACAGGTATTGGCGTAAAACAAAAAGGCAACGGTCGGTTCTTGCATCTGGATAACTTGAAACCCGACGAGTTTGAGAAGTTTATACGACCGACGATTTGGTCTTATTAGTGAACCGGGTTGATGGAAGAAAGAAAATTTCCAAAGACCCACAAAGAAGCAGTTGCTACGGGATCCTTGTACTATTTTACAGGGAAACGTTGTCAGGGCGGCCATGTCGCTCGTCGGTTCACAAAGAATAGGAACTGCGAAGAATGTTTGAGAGAAAGGAATTTGTCTCGAACGACTAAGGGGTACTGGTCTAGTTACGGATCAGACCCCGAATATCGAAAGAAAAAACGAGAGTACGCAAAATCGTACTATAGAGAGCACAAGGATAAGAGCTACTTTAATGGCAAAAAACGTTGGGAAAGATTGCAACAGGCCAACGTAGCAACGGAAGCCGGGCAAAAAGAAATGAAACGCTTGTATCTCACCGCACAAATGATGTCGCTCGAAGGCGATGAGCAATACGAAGTCGATCACATCATTCCACTTCAACACCCCGAAGTCTCTGGACTACACGTCCCCGCAAATCTTCAAATCGTTACATCCGTAGAAAACCGTGAAAAAGGATCCCATTTTGATTCTAAAGAACACGATCTATGATAGCATTATATAAGACTATCTAAGATTATCTAAGATAAAATGCGGTGATATAAGAGAATGAGTGATATATACTTATCTGAAGCTGTGTATCGGATTATCCGTGAGCAGAAGAAGGCCATCACTGACTGCCTCGAATACGATGGAGTCAAGACGATGGAACATTATCGTGAATTGATGGGCATGTTGACTGCCCTCAATCATGTCGAACAGGAACTCAAGAGCCTGCTAGATAAACAGGAGCATATGGATGACTGAACAAGTCGCGACGCTTGAAGAAGCGTATAAAGAGGATCGTAGAACCTTTCTTGATCCAGAGAGCATTGGTGGAAGTCTTTTAGACAGACTGCCAACCCCTACAGGGTGGCGTATTCTTATCCTTCCTTATCGTGGTCAGGGCAAAACAGAAGGCGGAATCCTTCTGGCCGACAAAACCCTTGAGCAACAGCAAGTATCTACGCAAGTGGGTTATGTGCTTAAAGTCGGGCCTTTGGCGTACAAAGACGAAGACAAATTCCCTAGCGGCCCTTGGTGCGCGGAAAAAGAGTGGGTCATGTTTGCCCGTTACTCTGGCTCGCGTTTTAACATTGATGGCGGCGAAGTGCGAATTCTTAACGACGACGAAATTCTGGCGCGCATTAGCAATCCAGAAGACGTTCTTCATTTTTAAGGAAATAAGAGATGGCTGAAGAAAGAGACGACGATCAGGTCGAATTAGACGTTGGTGATGCAGAAGAAACCGAGGTTGAGTTTGAGGCTCCCGAAACGAGCAATCAGACACAGGGTTTTGGTGCGTCAGATGCTGACGAAGAAGATAATTTTGATAAAGCAAGTAATGCCACACAAAAGCGCATTGACCGTTTAACCAAGAAAATGCGCTCTGCCGAGCGTGAGCGTGAAGAAGCAATTCGTTATGCACAGCAAGTAAAACAAGAAGCTGAACAAATTCAGCACCGCATGAATAACCTCAGTAATAACTATGTTACCGAATATAGCGGACGTATCGAAACGCAAACCCACGCGGCAGAACAAGAGCTTGCTCGCGCGATTGAGATGGGCGATACCAACGGCGTAATTGAAGCACAGCGCAAAATTACATCGTTAGCGATTGAAAGCGACCGAGCACGTCAAGCGAAGATTCAACAAGAGCGGTACGCTCAACAAATGGCGGCACAAGCGCAGGCACAGGTTCAACAGCCAATGCCTGCACAGCAACCGCGCCGTCCTGATCCAAAAGCAGAAGACTGGGCAGACCGGAACGACTGGTTTGGTTCAGATGAAGCAATGACTTATGCCGCTTTTGGGATTCACAAAAAACTCGTTGAAAAGGAAGGATTTGACCCGCAGTCAGATGATTACTACAATGAGCTTGACAGACGTATGGCGGATGAATTTCCCCATAAGTTCAGGAATTCGGGTGGAGCCCGCCGTCCCGCTCAGACGGTAGCTTCAGTATCCCGCGGAAAAGCAACTGGGCGCACAGGAAAGGTCCGACTCTCCAAGACCCAAGTCACTATGGCTAAAAAACTCGGAGTGCCACTTGAAGAATACGCGAAATACGTTAGGGAGCAATAAAATGGCTGAAGACATGAAGAATGGAAGCCGTGCTTCCCGCGCAAATGAAACTAGAGAGAAAACGGCACAGCGTAAGCCGTGGGCTCCGCCGTCTATGTTAGACGCACCACCTGCACCAGATGGATTTAAGCATCGGTGGATTCGCGCTGAAACTCGCGGTTTTGATGACCGTAAGAATATCAGTGCAAAGCTACGAGAAGGATGGGAATTGGTCCGTGCGGACGAATACCCGGACTTTGAAGCACCGGTGATCGACTCAGGTAAATATGAAGGTGTGTTCGGCGTTGGCGGGTTGATCCTTGCAAGGATCCCAGAAGAAACTGTGGAAGAGCGTACTGCCTATTTTAGTCAGCGCAATCACGATCAGATGCAAGCTGTGGATCACGATATGATGCGAGAGAATCAACATTCGACAATGCGGATCAGTAACCCTGATCGGCAACAACGTGTAACTTTTGGTGGCCCTCGTAATAAATAGGGGTCACCCTGATTAGGAGATAGCCTTATGGCAAACCAAGATACTTCTTTTGGTCTACGTCCTATCGGGTTGAATGGAAGCGCAACAAACTCTACTGGGGTAACTCAGTATGAGATTGCGGCGGCAAACACGAACGCTATTTATCAGTTTTCGCCAGTAATTCCACTGGCGGCTGGTGTTATCGACATTGTTGGTAACGCAAATGGCGGAACTGTTCCTTTCCTCGGTGTCCTGATGGGTGTGGAATATGTGGATTCTTCTAGCAAGAAGACCGTGTTCAAAAACTACTGGCCGGGAGCTAACAACGTAAGCGTTGACACAAACTTCCCTGTCAAAGCTTTTGTTGCGGACAATCCAAACCAATTGTTCCGTGTAGCGGCTGATGAATCAGTAACAGATCGCGCAACTGCTTTGGCAGACGTGTTCTCAAACTGTTCTTTGGCAACAGCAACTTCTGGTTCTACAGCAACTGGTCGTTCTACTGCACAGTTGGACATTAGCACAGCGGCAACTACAGCTACTCTTGCTATGCGTATCGTTGGCATCGTCGATGACGTTGCAAACAACGACTACGATGCGGCAGGCGTGAACTTTGTAGTTCGCTTCAACTTCCACTTCAACTCGCCAGCAAGTTCGTCTGATTCTCAGACAACTGCTGATTCAACAGGTATTTAAGGAGAAGGGTTATGGCAATCTCTCGCGCACAGTTAGCGAAAGAGCTTGAACCGGGCCTTAATGCCCTGTTCGGGATGGAATACAACCGTTACGAAAACGAGCACGCTGAAATCTTCACGAAGAATCTTCAGATCGCGCGTTTGAAGAAGAAGTAATGTTGGGTGGTTTCTCAACTGCACCAGTTAAGGGTGAAGGCTCTGCCATCACATTTGACGATGCACAAGAGACGTACACTGCACGTTACACTCACGAGACAATCGCTCTGGCGTTCTCTATTACAGAGGAAGCCATCGAGGACAATCTGTATGATCGTCTAGCATCTCGTTACACCTAAAGCACTTGCTCGCTCAATGGCTCAGACCAAGCAGATCAAGGCGGCGTCTATTTTGAACAACGCGTTCAGCACCGGTTCACCTGTAGGTGACGGCGCGGCACTTTGTTCATCATTGCACCCATCTTTGTCTGGCAATCAGCGCAATCAACTTTCTACTCCTTCGGATCTCAATGAGACTTCGCTTGAGCAGATCTTGATTGACATTGCTGGCTTGACTGACGAGCGTGGACTGAAGATCGCAGTTCGTGGCACTAAGCTGATTATTCCAAAGGAACTTCAGTTTGTTGCAGAGCGCGTTCTGAACTCTAACCTGCGTCCGGGTACAGCGGATAACGACGCCAATGCAATGAAGAACATGGGAATGTTGCCTGAAGGGGCAGTAGTCAACCATTTCTTGACTGACACTGACGCGTTCTTCGTCATGACTGACGCACCGAACGGTTTCAAATACTTCAACCGTTCACCAATCAAAACTGCAATGGAAGGTGACTTTGACACTGGAAACATGCGGTTCAAGGCCCGTGAGCGTTACAGCTTCGGCGTCTCTGATTGGCGCGCTGTCTTCGGAACTCCCGGAGCGGCATAAAGAAGAGGGGGCGCTAGACGCCCCCTTTTTTTACCTATATTATTCAAGAAACTTCTGACAGCATTTTGCTGACACTAGCCACGACAGGAGATTGACATGGCGAACACAACTTTCACAGGACCAGTGCGGTCCGAAGGCGGATTCGAGGTTGTTGACAAAAATGCGGCAACCGGAGCTTTCACCACTTCCCTAGATATTGCGTCTGATGGTGCGATTGATTTAACTTATTCAAGCTCCGACACAGGTACTGCGAACGTCGAGCCGATTGTCATGGAAAACACCATGACAGGTGCTGGCGGATTGGCAGGTCGTGCTCGCTTCCAATTGAATGCTAATGCCGCTTTGGGTTCTTACTCAAACGCAATGAAAGCGATCACTGTATATGGAGCTTCAGGCAAGACAACCGGCTTGGGCTCAGCGTTTGTTGCAGAGATGACTTTATCTGCTGGCACTGATGCAGGCACCTATGCCCCACTTGAAATTGAACTGAATGCTCCAACAGGTGCCGACACAGGTACGTTGACATCATTCATTCACATTTCAACACAGGGTGATGATGTCGCAACGATTGACGACAACGTTCGTTTGTTCAACCTTGCTGGCGTAACCGCAGGAACAGGCCATATCTTCCAGACTGGCAACACTGCTCCAGCAACAGTTGGCGGCACGTTGAAGTGTCGGGTTGCAGGAACAGACTACTACGTCATCCTGTATACAAGCGAAGCGACCACCACCTAATGTTGGATAAGCAGAGCTTAGAGCGGCTTAAAACTCAGGCAGAAGAGCAGAGGGATAAATATATCCAGATGTTTCATGAAGCCAACGGCGCTATTGGCATGCTGAATTATCTGCTTCAGGAAGCTGAAAAAAATGAGAAGGGGGACGAGTAGTCCCCCTTTATTAAAGGAGAAAATTTGTGAACAGCTTATCTCAAGTTTTTCAGGTCAGTAAGCGCGAAAGCGGTTTTGCTGTCCTTGGCCCACACCGCCTTAAAGAGTTTTCAATTATCGGCACTGCGAGCGAAGGAAAGATCACTGTTTACGATACTGATACAGCGCCTGTAGCTGGAACCTACGCCCAGTCCGGAACGACAGTAACAGTGACGGATACTGACCATGGCTTAACAACTGGTGATGTTGTCGGCATTTGCTTTGCAGTAGGAACTGGTGGGACCGCAACATCAGGCAACTATCCAATCACAGTGACAGGTGCAAATACTTTCACAATCACCATGTTGAACTCTGACACAATTACGGGTACGCCAGCTTGCAACTACGTTGCGAATAGCGGCCCAAATCAACCGAACCCAAAGCGGTGGTTAATGTGTAAAGGCGTCGCGGCAGGAGATTCTTTTGCAAACGTCTTTTCTGTTCCAAACGAGGGCTTGGTCACTAAGTTAGGCACTTACTTTTTAATGTCTAATTTATTAGAAGCGGACATGTTCTACGAGTAATGGCTACCACAAAGA